CTCATCTTGTAAAAACTCATCTCCCATAGTTTCTCTAATTAGCTTTAACGTAGGCTCATGGTCAAGTATACCAGTTGTACCGTACATATTTAAAGCAGTTTTAAATATATCCTCTAACCTTTCTCTTACAGCATACTGAGTAGCATCTGCCCTAACTGATGCTTCAGTTTCGTCTGTCCTACGTTCACTATCAGGTAGACTTTCGTCAAATCTTACTGCCTTCCAGTTATCTACTTCCTTTTCAGCAAATGCTTTTGTTAGAGAGCTTACTTCTGCCCTTGCTGCTTCATCTGTTATATCTTCCATTAGTTTAGAAGCTGCTTGTGGTCCATAAAATTCTTTATCAAAGAAGTTAACACCTAAGTCATTAAACAAAGAGTTATATTCTTGTTGGGCTGCAAGCTCATTTATGTCAGCTACAGTCATACCGCCCATATACTTTGTATCCTGTAAGCTTTTCTTTGCTTGGTTCATAGCATCAAAGCCAAACAACTGAGCCATAACACTGTCGCTTGTTTGTATTGGTTCTTTCTTCATGTCTGATCTAGTCTGAGCGCCATATGTCTGTTTAGCAAAGTCTAAAAGAGTACCGTCTATATATTCAGGATTAACTTCGAACACTTCAGGCATATCAATAATTGCTTCTACATCAGACTCACCTAATGTTGTGACACCTTTTTGATTAGCTGCTTTCAGTAGCTTCTCGTAGAATTGTTTTATACCCAGAGAACCAGATGACATAGCGGCAATAACTTGTTCTCTAGTAGCTCCTAACTCTTGAGCCGCCGCACCTATCTGTGCCGCATCTTGAGCTATTAGATTTCTTTGTGAGACTAATTTAGCATTACGATTAGCTGCTTCCTTCTCTTCTTCTTCAAAGTCTTTAGCTTCTTTTTTTCTCTCTCTTATGCCCTCTGTCTGCTTGTCCAAAAAGGCTGCAGTAAATGCTTTCCAATTAAATCCCATCTTATTAACCTTTCGCCATCAAGCCTTGAGGCTTATCTTCTGGTGTGTCTTCTTCCTCTGGCTGATCTTCAACCAACTCACTCAGTAATGCTTTTCCTGGATCAGTTCCATCATCAGGGTTCTCACTTAAATACTTACCTGCTGCAATCTGAAATCTTTGTATCTCTTTTTGATCAGCTTCTTTCTGGTAGTCTTTGCCATCATCTTTAACAGTTACACCAGTGGTTGTAATAGCTTGCTTTAGAAACTCATGTATGATGGGAGCAACCACCATACCTGCATCTATTGAGTGTATGCCTCTCATAACAGCAGAAGATATTATAGTGTCAACTATTGGCTTTAGAGATATACCTGCATCACAAACTGCAGCAAGGTCATTTATCACCTCATCATTACCCATTCTTTCAATGTAGAACATAGTAATGTCTTCTACGTCAGACATCTCTGCAGGGTTTTCCCAAGGATTGTTCTTTGGTTCAGTTGTCAAAGACTGACCAGCAATGGGTCTGCTAAATATTTCTATCTTCATTTTGTTTTCCTACTTAGTAAATCCTGCACCAAAGTATAAGCCTACTATAGCTGATACAATGTGTGTATCTAGTGGTGTTATTACAAATCCTTCAGCATACTGCCACTTGACTAGTTCTGGTCCTGACCCAAAGATAAAATCTAAGAAGCCTACCTGTACCTCAGTGTAGCCTACGTACACACCTACTTCTGGGTAGAACACAGCAACCAACTTCGGCAACACTATTATAGCAAAGACTGCAGATAATGCAATAAGTCTTCTTGTCCATGCGAAATGTTTATCGTTCTTTCCAGCGTTACGTGCTTCAGCTACAAAGCTTGCGTTAGCGTTGGCACGTTCCATGAGCATCTTGTTCTGCTCCTGTTTCATCTTCATGCTCTGCCCCCATATGGACATCACCCCACCTAGTACGGTGGAGCCAAGCATTGTTATTAGTTCTAGTGGTAGTCCAAACATTATGGTGTAACCTCATAAAATTCTCTAACTGCTGCAGCATTAGGGTCAGCAAAAGCTTCTGCTATTTTAGTAGTATACTTAGTTCCTTTAGTTCCGTTTGCATCTGCACCAGACACTCCTGTAAATAACCACTCTATTGCTGCAGTAGCACCCTGATTATGGGCATATCCTAATACACCTAACTTTTCTTCCTTTGTCATATTTCTATAACGTTCTGATTCTCTAGTTAGTTTTATATGATTGTTTTCTGTAAACTTTTTAAAAGCCTTATCTTGTGCTACTGGGTCTTTTAGGAACGCTTCTCTTTCTGCTTTACTGTAACCCACACCTACATCAGATAAAGCAGCTTTACCCATCTGATATTTACCAAGATAGTGATTATTTGCGCCACCGTATAAAAGATCACCAGCTTTATGTATTATCTTTCCATCATCATTTTTTACATCAAACTTATATACACTATATCCATGTGGTCCGCTTTCTATTTTAGCTAATGCTTTTTTCATTATTTCAAAATCACCTACATCAGAAGTAATACTTTCTATTTCAGACGTAGGTATGTTTTGCACTGGATCGGGATATGCATCAGACTCACCAGATACTATTGCATCATAAGTTTTTGGATCAACAATACCTGTAGGTTCAAGACCGTGTTGTTTTTGAAATTTTCTTATTGCTCTTTGTGTACCTTTACCTATATCACCATCAACAGCACCAGCATTATAGCCTAAATCGTTAAGAGTTCTTTGTATTAGTTTTTTCTCTGATATTTTACTTCCAGGACGGAGCTTTGGCCTTGCCATTACACCGCTACTGTCAGGTCTACCTTCTTCTCCAAAGCTCATAGTCGCATAATCAGGTGCTGAAATATCGTCAGATGTTCTGGTAGTATCCTCTGCAGCTACATAATTATCAAGCTCAGTGACAGTGACCTCTGGTCTTGGTTTAGCTCCTAGCCCAGAAGGTTTTCTTCTAATAGGTATATCTATTACTGCACCTGCATCTATCTCATCTACTTTTTCTATATTGTTTATCTCTGCTAGTTCTTCAACAGTAGTGCCTGTCATCTCAGCTATCTCAGATAAAGTATCACCAGCCCTTATTGTATAAGGTGCAGTAGGTTCGCTAGGAGTAGGAAGCATTGCTTGAGACAAGCTTCTAGTTAGAGGGTCCATGTTAGCTGGTGCTTCTGGTGATACAGATAAGTCTGCCATATTTGGTGGTTGTGTAGAGCCACGATTTACACCAAACATATTTAGTCTAGGGTTGTCTGTGTTTACACCAAACATATTGATAGTGCTAGGAGGTAAAAAAGGAGGAGTAGGACTTCTTGTTGTTTTTATTCCCGGCCCAAGGATGCCCAAAGATTCTTGACCAAAAAGATACTGCTGCTTACCATACTCACCACCAAAGTCTCCTATACGTGTAGTAGGATCATACCCTCTAAACAGTGGACCTTGATAAACTCTCTTGTTATCAACTATTAAAGCTTCTGGTTCCTCTGCACCAAATGACTCAAACAAATTAATAGTTTTCTCTTTTAGTTTTTGTAAAGCAGATTTATTTTCAAGCTCATCTCTATTTGGATTGTTGTCTTGTGCTACTACAGATGTACCACCACTAGTCCTACTACTTTCACGCATGTCTCTAAAAGAATCTTGAATCCTTTGTGCAGCAGATGTAGTAGTTCTACCACCAAGTCCACCTATTCCTACTGACCGCATACTTGCAGCAGCTTGTTTACCTGCTGAAGCACTCCTGCTTGCAGGGGTAGAACGAGATCTACCATACTGGTCATACATTTTTTTTACTGAAAACTTGGGATCGTACATTGGCATTTTATTTCCTTATTAATCTATAGGTTTCCAAGTATAATTTTTGCTGCGCCTGAAACAATCTCACCAACAAAACTACCAGCAGCATTTTCGAGAAGAGTTTGACTTTCTCCGTTAGCATCTATTTGTGCTACAGCTATGTGTCTATCTCTGTCTCCTTGGTTTTCACCTGACTGCCAAGCCCAAGCTAACAAGTCACGCTCACGTTGTATTGCATTGTTATACGCTGTAGTTGTGAGGTTGTTAGAAACAAGAGCCGCATCACGGTTAGCTTGGTTGGCTGCAGCGTTGGCGGCTGTAGTAATAGCTTGCGCCCATGCAGCATTAGCTTGTGCAATTATAAGGTGGTTCTGTGCGTTAAACTGTTCACGTGCATTATTTTGAGATACATTAAATTGCTCTAGTGCATTTGTCTCACCTGCATTAAAACGGTTTATAGCGTTAATTTGTTCTGCATTAAACTGTTCTACTTGTGCGCTAAGAGATTCAAAGAATTGATTTGTTTGATTCTCAGATGCAGCATTAAACTGTCTTGAAGCATTTACAGCAGCCGTGTCACTTAGTATGGACTGAGAAAGTTCTTGTGCTTTAAGCAATGTCATTTGCTGTGCATTATCTAAGTTAGACATATCCATAGCTAGAAAGGATTGAGCATTCTGTACAGCAGATTGTTGTCTATTATTTAAGTTAGATAAATCTAATTGTGATAGGATAGATGCATCTGCTATAACCTTTGCTTGTCTGTTTGACAAGTTAGCTAGGTCTACAGTCTGAGCCATCTTAGCATTCTCAAGAGCTATGGCTTGCTCTGCAGTAAAGTTAACATTTGCTATCTCAGCAATACGTGCTGCATTCCTTACTTTAGCTTGAAACTCTTGGTCAAACTCCATGCCCATAAAAGATGCACGTTGTTCAGCCTTTAGCATAGCCATCTGTTGTTTGTTTGCTGTATCAATCTGAGCTATAGGTAGTGCCGCTTCCATAGCAGCTTGTGTGATAGCCATACCTGCTATAGATGATGAAGATAAACCACGTTGAGCCATAGCCGCATTAGCTGTTCTCATAGCTCCTGCAGCCCAAGAGGGTGTTCTCTCTCCCTCAAAGTCTTTCATTAAGTCGCCTAGTTCATCTCGTACAGATGCAGCGTCACTTTTAGCTAATGCGCTTTCTACCTGTGACATATCTACAGCAGAGTCATCTACTAGTTGATCTGGTGCTACCTGTAATGCGCTAGGTGCTTGCACTGTTTGTGCCTGTCCTTGTTGTGCAGCTTGTAGTTGTAATGCTGCTGCTGTGATAGGGTCCATTAGTGCAGGGTCAACAATAGAATTTGGATTGACCTGTCCTTGTGCAGCTAAGTAGTTTTGTAAAGCTTGCTCTAAGTCACCTCTTGATTGTGCAGCTTGCATTTGCGCTGGTGTTAAAGCGTTGGGCGATGCTGCTGTAGATGCTTGTCCTGCTGTTGTTACCTGTCCTTGTGTAGCTTGTCCTGCTTGGCCTGTACCCTGTGGTATAAGGGCTGCTGGTCCACCATCTGCAGCTACAACGTTTGCTCTAGTTACCATAGCAGTAGGGTCACTACCTATTTGTTGTGTTAGTAAAGAACCGCTTGGCATTGTATTAGCTCTATTCACAGTGCTACCTCCAGATGTACCCCCTGTTGTAGTAGTTCCACCTGTTGTAGTAGTTCCACCTGTTGTACCACCCATTGTAGTTGTAGTTGGTGAAGAAGCTACTGTAGGTGTGGCTTGCACAACTGGTGCAGTATAAACAGGTGCTGGTGGTGGGGAAGGTGTTGGATCGCTTGCTGGTCTACCAAATATATCTTTACCTAATGAATCACTAGGAAGAGGATTTCCTGCAGCTATTCGCTTCTTTGATGCCTCTGTCCTATCTCTATAGTCTTGAGTTTGCGTAGATGGATTAGCTGCCATTTTTATATCACTAAAAAGCTTACCCAAAAAAGCACCAACAGGCTTGCCCTCAACCATCTGTCTAGCTGCCATAGTGTACTTACCCATCTTGGCTGCTGCTGCAGGGTTAGCTGCTAGGAACAAGTTAATAGACTTTTCATCGGTAGGTCCATTATAGCCCAACGCTGGTAGTATTTTCTTCTGTATTGTTTCAGGCTTAAACCCTACAAATTTCTGAGCCATATTTTATTTCCCTATTTGCATCCACAATGATGCGGCAATGAATGTTATGATTGCTACGGTTGACATTTTAACTATGGTTGACCAAACACCTTTACGTGTATCACGCCATGCTTCTAGTAAGTTACGCATCTCAGTTATATCTTTACGAGCATCGTCATCATGTAGTCCTACTTCACGTAAAGCTGCTGTAGCTCCACGTTTGGCTGCACGATCTAGCATATCTTCTAATTCTTCAGGTGTCATTATTATGCTACCTTTAAATACCATAGTGCAGGTGCGCCACCAGTAAATCCTAGAGCCTTTGGATTAGCAAGAGATTGTTGCCTTGAGTACGCTCCACCACCGCCATAGCCACCACTACCAAGATTTGTTATATTTATATAAACATTACCACTTGCACTGTAGTTATTAGCTGATAAAGCACCACCGCCACCAAAAGGGTTATGCCCATTATTTCCACCAAGATAGTGCGTGCCAGCAAGACCTGCAAAGCTTGCACCAACTCCAAGAGCCTGACCAAAAGCAGAATCAGATAAATTGTTAAGCCATTTTGTACCAGATGCAGGATTACCGCTTTCTTTAATATGTCCACCACTAGCTAGAACTGCTACGGAGGTTGTATTACTTTCTACTCCGTTTAGTAGTGATTTGTTAGAGAGATTAAAAAAGTCTACTGATCCACCTCCCCCAGTTGAAACATTAGAAATAACACTGACACCTGCACCCCCAATTCTTGCTGCATACCTTGTTATTCTTGCACTTGATCCTTTTGTTCCTACTGCAGTAGTTGAAGCACTACTGTTTGTACCAAACCTAGTTCGTATTAAAGTGTCATTATCACCAACTATTTGCCAATCTGAAAAACCTGGAGAGGCATCTGTTGTAAAGGACCAAGATTCAGAACCATTAAGAGCTATCTGCCAAGAGGCCATACTTGCTGCAGAACCACCGTTTGCGCCTCCACGTGATACCATTACAAAGTTATATGTGCCAGCAGCTAAAACCGTACCAGTAGTTCCTGTAGTTACTAGTGTATAGTATGGACCACCATCAGCTACTTGACCACTAACTGCACCACTACCATCGTAATAGTTAACGGCTGATTGTCCATAATACTGTTGTATATTCTGTGAACCATCAGAAGATACACCTATAATATCACGAATGTCAGCGTCATTTAGGGAACACTCAGTACCACTAGTGCCTCCTACTTCTACATGAAGTTGATCCAGAGATATAGAATTTCCTGATGCAGGTAAAGCCATTATGCACTTCCAAATGCTGTTACGTTATTTTCTACAGTTAAAGCACCTGCAGAGGTTAACTTAAATCTATCGACACCATTATACTTAAACTTTAAGTCTGTGCCTGATTGATATATTACCCAACCTGAACCAGCGCCAAGGTCTATGTTTCCTCCTACAGTTAAGTCATCTCCTACAGTCAGGTCATCTGTTACAGAAACATCTTCCGCATAAACTGTGCCACCGTAGTACCCATCTTTCCAACGTAATCCTGTTTTACCATTATCTATCAAACCATTAACTTTTGGAAA